GCACTGCGTGCAGTCATCTCCACAAAGAGCCGGTTAATTGGCTCCTGTGCCCACCCGGGTTAAACCCGAGTGGCCACCCATCGGCGTTTGAGTGCTACGGCGCCGCGCCGCGGTGACCTGTTCAAATGGTCTGTTTTTGTGGGAGTAATATTGCAAAATTTCTCCCACCCATGGGTCTTATCCTCGACAATGTATGACCGAGGAATAAGTTGCATGAGACTTTTGAACAAGGACTGGTAACCAGTAAGCCGATCAGCTTTCTCGATCGGTACTGGACAGAGGGTACGAACATCGTACCTACATAAGGCTTTGTTCCAGCGATTCTGCAAGCTGGAAACGCCGAATGTCCAGTGAAGACCTTCCATTTCCGTTGTACATACTGGTAATTCACCAGTAACTGCTTCTACTCTCAATCTGAGGTAGGAAGCAGCGCTTTTCCAACCGTTATCGTACAGTTGGTTAGCGGTAGCAACTGCGGAAATTATGCGAAGTTCTTCTCCACGTAGACGTTGTGGTAGAGGCTGTCGAAGATAGACCGGAGTAACATCGGTCCCTTCAAAAGCATCACATCCACAGGATTCCCGGAAACCCCCTTTATAAAAGGATTTCTGGATTCCTACTCTCCCGCCAAAAACGGTTAGGAAAGTGTATACGTCTTCCGTTATGTCTACTGGTACAATGATGTCATCACCGTACACGTAGCAGGACTTACAAGCAATATCGATATTCTTGCTTGTAAGGGGAAGTTGCCTACCTTTTAAGAAGCCCATCACACATAGTGTGAAGAAAAACATGGCTTCCAAAGGAAAGCAAGTGGCCGAACCCATAGAAGCAAATTTGTTAAGTTTTAACAAATCCTCTTCTATAGCTGCATGTGTGCTACGCGTTGCAAAACATTGCTCGCGTAAACGAGGATAGAACGAAAGCATTTTCCAGATCAGTTTCCTATGGATTCTGTCTGAAGCAGCGGACATATCTATCGTCGCCAATGATCGATCAGAAGAGGCCTTCAAGGCTAGCTTCTGATTCACTGATTGGTCAGTAAAGTTTACCTGACCGCTTGTCAGCCAACAGGCCTCGAGACTATCAACAAGATAATCTTTTATGGGCTGTTGTATCATTTGAACACTTGCGGGTTCCATTGCAATCAACCTTGGCTTCGATGCAGTTTTCGGTACAGCAATAACTCGTACCGGTGCATCAATGCTACGAACAACTGTAACGTGGTCTAAACTCAGACTCGCGCATTCTTCTGAACTAAAATTAGCAAGTTCAGGACTAATGACACGATTCAGACGTCTAGGCCAGATCTTAGAGAAATCATATTTCTGATTTCCCTGAAGTCTGTCAGCAGTTGAACCTGGTCCATGTCTAGGGATGGGCTCCAAAGGAGCTTCATCCCTAAACACTTTGGTCCAGATTAATTTCGAGACTTCTTCGAACTGATTAAGGAGATGATCCGGAAGATTCCGGTAATCAAGCTCGATATCAACTTCGATAGCTCGATATTTCTCGTATGCATCTTTAATTCTCCTGTCGTCACATAAAGACTTCTCTTTCTTGTAAAACAAGCAGAGTTGTCGTAATGACTTGAGGGTTAAGGAACAAGGTTGGTCCACAATACTTCCCGAGTGCACATCAAAGAGGGCCGAAGTGAAACCTGACAGAAATGCCGGGAGACACTGCTTCTTTCTCCAACCGAGAAAGAGGTTGTCGGTTACTTTCCCTTCTTCTAAAGCGATCATCAGATCGTCCAAGAAGTTGGGCAAAGTGATGGTCATGAATGACCATCCCTCATGTCGTAATCTTCTTTCAACTGTTTGAAGATCACGATTTTGGTGTGACACGGAGCACAAAATTGCGGCATCTTTATATAAAAGATGCCAAATTCGAGGAATTTTCATGGCTTTTCATATCTCCTTTTAAAGGTTGATAGTCCAGCCATGCGTCTGCTCACCTAGTGCTCAGACAGGTCTTAGACCGTGAGAATCAGATTAGATTCCACTTTAGTGGCGAGACGCCAACATCGCATTGATGTTTGCACTCGTCAACCAAGTTTTGAGGGCCTCAACGAGGTACTCAATACTGGTGTCATCAAAACCGAATTGGGGTTCGTCAATTACGACGTATACCCCAGCCTTTTGACTGGCATTAACTGCAGTCAACGGGTCGGTAGCGATAACCGTTTGGTCTAGACGAGCCATTCGCCGAGTTCTCTTACCAGTACTTTGATGAGACACTTTAAACTCAAGCGTCCCATCAGAAGAGCGGTATGTAGTAGATGCCTTGTCACTTGTGACGTTATGGCAATCTTCTGCAACTGCGTTAATGGTAATTGAAATTGGTGAGGTTAGCATGACTTCCTCCTGCTATGTAAAGTAGTCATTACGCGGTACTAAACCTTGGAGCGACTAAGTCCAAGGGCCGCTAAGATGCTCGTCTGCCAGTTTGTCAAATTCGGCAGAGAAGCAGAGAAGCCAAAGGGGTCAGCCGCTACACGTGCTTTCGTCTCATGACGAATAGTTGCACTTGCAGCGATTGGATTGTAGTACTCCTTACTTCCCACGGTTTGTTTTACCATACCGTGAGCAGTAATGGTCTGTTCTTGGACGCTACTGCGCATCACGTAGGCATATTTAGCTACGAGATGATCATCAATCGAAGATTGAAGATTCGAAATAACAGAACCAAGATTGGAGAACCAATCAACAAGCCAGGACCAAGGAATTAATTCATACACCAATTCAGGTGTAATCTTTAAATCATATAGTTCCGTTATGGCTCGCGCCCGACCCCATTTTTGATTGAGGAGCCCAGGTACATAGTACCTGAACTGCCCTGAGAACCAGACATTTTCAGTGTGAGTGGTAAGTTTACTCCACTGAAAATCCTTCCCTGACATTACAGGTACGAAAATATTATCGTGACTTGTAGTATAGTCAGGCTCTGAAGGATTGGTCCTCAGAGATCCTCCTCTTCGAATCCATCGACCATTGTCAGATTGCAACTGTGCAATCTTACTGTCGATTTCCTGGATAGATGCGATAAAAGCACGCACGTCTCTCAGGAATGGTTTCCATCCGAATTCATACGCTAGATAATCACTACCTAGTGCTCTGAATTTCTTCAGGCGTTCGAAAATGAACCCACGAGCATGCGACAATTCTGCGAAGAATTGCGCGAGTCCGACGTCTGGTGTTGCCGGTTTGAACCGGTTCCAGGCTTCGGCTCCATATGATGCACATGTGCTACTTTCGTCCGGAGGGAGTGGTTGGATCGACGCTGAACTACTTCCGAGGTTGACTTGATAGTCGCCTTCGTAAATATTCCAAACGTCGGTTTCAATCCATCCTTGGTAGGGTACAAATACCCGCCCAGATGTCTTCAAACCTTGCCAACCATTGCCGTTAGAAAAACTAATTTTCTTACGGCTCAGCGAAAGAGGTCCGCCGCTTTTGGGATGATTAGGATGAATTTCATCCACACATCTTTCCTCCAAAGAATTGGAGTATCCAAAAACGTCGGATGTTTGTTCGTCTGCAATTCCAATTTTGTATTTGTAAGAACCAAGTACAATACTAGATCTTGCCTGACTTCTTACTCTCACGCGTCCCATAACCAAAATTCCTTTCAAAAAGGCTTCGTGTTAAGTGCCCCCCCAATG